ACACGTTATCGGGGTGCTGCACTTGTTGATTATGTGAACTGATTATGGATCCAATTACTCAACAAGGATTAGCCGGCTCAGCCGGTGCGGGTGGTGGTGACCCGGTATATGTCGATGATGTGTTTTCAATTGACTTATATCGAAACGATTCAACTACAGAAGAGTTTAACAACGGCCTTGATATGGCCGGGGAAGGTGGGTTGGTTGTAACTGCATTAAGAGACCTTGGTGCGGATCGGGGATGGGTAGATTCGGAAAGAGGAGTGACCAAAGCTATAAAAAGCAATAGTACAAATGTAGAAGCAACTGAAGCATGGATAGACTCTTTTGACAACGATGGATTTACGCATGGAAGTTATATAGGAACTGGTAATAACTCTGGCTTGGTCTCTTGGAGCTTCCGCAAAGCGCGGGGGTTTTTTGATGTAGTTAAATATACCGGCAATGGTGTTGTCGGAAGGAACATTTCCCACAACCTTGGCTCAACGCCAGGCATGTTCATCGTAAAATCAACAACCCACAGCGAACCTTGGGCAGTGTGGCACAGAAGTCTTTCGGGCAGTGAAACCCTGCGGCTCAACGAAAGCGATGCAAAAGCAAACAACAATGGTTGGTTTAATTCAACAGCGCCAACATCTAGCGTGTTTACTGTTGGCAACGCTACTGAGACGAATGCCAACGGTTATTCATATGTTGCTTACATCTTTGCCCACGACGATCAACGGTTTGGAACGAATAGCGATGAGAGCATTATTAAGTGTGGAAGCTTTACAGGAAATACGGCTAGCGTTGATTTAGGTTTTGAACCGCAGTGGGTTATGTTCAAAAGAACAGATTCCTCCGCGGGCGGCAATTGGCATATATATGACACTATGCGGGGTTTTCATGCGCCTGATGAAGATGATGCTTTGCTGTACGCCAACGTTACAAACGCTGAGTCTGTTACAAGCAGAAGAATAAATTTAACGTCTACTGGGTTTGATCAAACAACAAATCTTTATTCAGGCGCTACTTACATCTACATGGCAATCCGCCGTCCCAATAAACCGCCGACTGCTGGGACTGAGGTGTTTGATGTGCAATCAAGAACAACCACTAATCCAAACCTTTTTAGCACCCCATTGCGATACGTCGACGCTGCGTGGAACAAAATAACCAGCGGGACCGGCAATTGGTTGTCCACAAGTAGGCTTCAAGGACCATCCAAATTCCTCAGGTTAAATACTTCAGGCTCTGAGGGTAGCGTGGGTTCTGGACAGGTTGAATATGATCACAACTACAAAATAAATCCATGGAGGTGGTCTGATAATGCTACTGAGGTTAATTATCTTTTTCGCCGCGCCCCAGGGTTCTTCGACGTGGTGAATTATACAGGAAATGGTGCAGATAACCATCAAATACCTCACAACTTAGGCGTTTTACCAGAATTTGCTTTGTTCAAAAGTCGCAACAGTGGTGATTCGTGGATTGAGTTTAATGACATGAACGCATCTACATATACTTATGGTTTTTTAAACGGCAGCTCTCGTGGCACCCAGTCTTATGGATCTGGATACAGAATGTTTGCACAGCCAAACGCAACAAGTTTATTCTTGTCTAATTACAACACTACGAATCAAAGCGGGCAAACTTTCATCTGCTACCTCTTCGCCAGCCTCGATGGTATTAGCAAAGTCGGCACCTACACCGGCACAGGCAATGACATCAACGTTGACTGCGGTTTCACTGCAGGTGCTCGATTTGTCTTAATTAAACAATCTATTAATAACACTGGCGATTGGTACGTGTGGGATACAGCTCGTGGAATTGTTAGCGGTAATGACCCAATTATACGTTTAAACGAAAGTAACGCAGAGTCCCAGGGCGATGATTACATTGACCCGCTCAATGCTGGCTTTACAGTGACATCACTTGCTCCTGGTGCTCTTAATGACAGTGGTAACACGTACCTATTCCTTGCAATTGCTTAAATAACTAACTATGGAAATTCGTAATCGTGAATCTGGTGCTGTAACCACCGTTAGCCAATTTAAGGCAAGTTACCCTAATACAAGCTTTCCGAAGCAAATTACAACAGACATTCTTGACAGCTACGGCTATGACGCTGTGCTGAATGGAGCGCAGGCAACAGTGACTGCACCTTACGGCGTTAGCACCCGTGATGGTGTTGAGCAGATTGAAGGTCAATGGTTTACCAAGTTCATTGCTGGTCCAGTTTTTACTGACACCACTGACGATGAGGGAAAAGTTACTTCTGCTGCTGACAACGAAACTGCATACCGAGCCAGTGTTGATGCAAACGCTGGAGTGTCAGTGCGTGTAGAACGCGATAAAAAGCTGACTGATACTGACTGGACACAAATGGCTGATAGTCCTCTAGCTTCTGAAAAAAAAACTGAATGGGCAGCGTATAGAACCAGCCTACGTGACCTGCCGGCTGCTAGTGGTTTTCCCCACACAATGACCTGGCCTACTGAACCCTCTTAATAACTATGATCACCCTTATCCGTCCAATCCTTTTTTCTTTTATTCAATCTGAGAAAGTTAAGATGTTGGTTGTAGATTTGCTGTCTAAGATGGCTGAATCTACGGACAATACTGTAGACGACCAAATGGTCGAATTCATTCGCAACGGCTTATTTCCAGCTAAATGACAACGTGGGCTAATCCGCCTGTACTGCCCTCATACACACTGCCTGAAGCGTTAGAAATACCGACACCAGTGTTGGAGTTACCACAAGCAGAGATACCCTCTTACAAACCCATTGTGGTTCCTCCTAACACGCTTAGGCCACCCCCTGGCGTGGAAGGCATACCGTTGCCTGAAAAACCACCAGAACCGGCGGGACGAAAAAAACGTAAGAAAGAAGAACAAAAAAAAGAAACGCCAAAGTCGGTAGAAAACCCGACACCTCAACAAACACAGATGAACCTTCCGTCAGAAGTACAGATACTCAATGTTCCATTTATGGATGTAGAGATACCTATGCCAACGGCGGAAATAATGACAGCAGCAGCAACTACAAGTGTTATCAGTGTAGGTGCCACCCTTGCAGCTACAAGTTGTTTCAAATACTTAGTGACAGTTATGAAACCTGTCCTTAAACAAGCATGGAACAAATTGAGAAACAAGAAAAAAAAAGCTTCCTAAGTAAAGTCAAAGAGAGTACAGATCATGAACTAGCAATACTTGGGACTTTTGTACGCCTAGGTGTTGTAGTTTGGAGTGGCTTTATTATAACTTTGAACTACGTTGATCTACCTATGTTCAAAAAAACAGGTTCAAGCACGGACATAACCTACCCGGCCAGCATTTTCACCGGAGCTCTCGCGACTTTCGGTTTGACGACATCAAATACTAAGTCAACTAACCAAAAACCTGACCTTAAAAAAAGAGAAGAATGAAACGTTTACTTTTGCTTTTAGTCTTCGCATTTACTACACCAGCTGCTGCTAACACAGTGACCCCCGACTTTACACAGGGCACTATGAATAGCACTACAACTACCACCATTGACATCTCTAGAACTATTGAAACTGAAAAGTACGGTGCCGCTGTTTCCACCTGGAGTGGGTCAAACGTTACCGCTAGTGGTGACATCAGTGACACAGCTACAACTTATTCCATCCACACGGCAGGTGATCCGTGGACACTAGAAATTACAACACGAGCAGCAGGTCTGATCGAAGACACAACAATCACAGAAACAATCGACCAAGTTTCCACTATTACTACCTTATCGGTCTTCTCGCAGTAACACCTGCATACGCAAGACAGGAAGAACCGACAGTCAACAATACATCATCTCCGGTAGCCGCAGCCACTGGCAATGTTACAAATAGTGCAATTCAATTCCAGAACAATGGGGCACCTAGTAGACAATATCTAGGCCCTAATTCCAGCTGCAATGGTTCAACAATGCAATTCTCTCCTTTCTATTTAGGGAGCGATACTATACCGACTGGAGGTACTTATACACGTACTGGTAACTGGGGTTTGCAACTCAATTTTGCAGTGCCTTTAGATGGTAGTTTGACAGAATTATGTAAAAGCATTGCACGAAAATACGAACAAAAACTACGGCTTGACACAGAAC